CAGCATTTAAGCAGATTGCAAAACAAGTTGTAGCGGATCTTGGTAGTTCCTTTGATTCGACTATTACATATACAAGAAAAGCATCTGGAAGTTATAACACAAGCACTGGAGTTTATACGACAAGTGATACTACATTTGCTGATATAAAAGCACCTGTAGAATTTATTATTTCTACTGAAGATGATGGTAGGGAAAGAAGAGGAGCAAAGGTTTATATTACACCTGACTTGATAGGAGATAATCAACCTAGTTTCGATGATGAAGTTACATTAACTTATGCTGGATCTACAAGAGTTGCACAGATAACTAATATAGATACAAGACAGGGTGGGCAGACTTATCTGTTTACATTATTGGTGAGGTTCTGATGGTAAAAAGTAGAGGTATTGAAAACATAGAAAAGGATCTTATTGGTAATTTAGATAGAGATTTTAATATTTTAGTCAGAGCAATTTTAAGTGACTTATCCTCTAAGGGCAAAAGTATTAGTCCAATAGATACTGGATTTTTTATGTCAAGTTGGACTGCTGGAACTCAAAGACCAAGACCAGACCAATCTAGAGAAAGTCATTCTCCCTGGAATACTATTAGACCTACGGGAACTGGTAATCAAAGAAACCCTAATGCAGTAGTAGAACCAAGATTTCTTGATGACATACCAAATTTCAAACCTTTTTCTAAGGTATTTATTGGTAATAGATCAGAGTATGCTGCTAGAGCTTTGGCTTCTAATGAAAGTGATATTCCTCAATATGTGCAAGGTAAACTTAGAGATTTAATACAAAAAACATTTACAGATAAAAAACCCAAATTAGGTATTGCTACATTTGGAACTGGAGTAGACTATCCATCTAGAAATGTTAGATTTGCAGGAGGTGGAATTGGTCAATTTGCAGATCCTAAATCAGTATTTGTTGATTACGAAACCCCATGACTTTAGTAAAAACAAGAGCAGCTTTTGAGAAGGCAGTGACAGATGCAGTAGCAGCAGCAGATAATACTGTTGAGATGATCTATGACAACATGATTTATAAAACACCAGGAAAAAATAAAAAGTATGTTGTTATGTCAGTAGATTTTGCACAGGCTACAACTCAGACCCAAGGTACTTCAAAGGATTTTTATTCTGGTGTTATTCAATGTAATGTTTATTGCCCTAGAGGAAAAGGTACTGCATCACTTTCATCCATAAGTGAAGCTGTTATAGATGGGCTTACTTCTGTTAATGCCAGTGATTACACTGATACTTTTAGTTGTTCTCCAAGAGTACTAGATGTTGTTGGTCCTGCTCCTATTGAATTAGATGACGGTTCACACTTTTTAGGCTTAATATCTTGTCAATTTACCGCTAACGCTTAGTATATAGTAAAGTAATATAATTTTGATATGACGAGAGCAGTTGACCTTCTCAAAAACAAGTTTGGAGTTTCACAACTTTACAAGCATGATGTAAAACAAGACGATGAAATTATCCTTACTGTTTACTGGCATCCTTTAACTATTGCAGAAAGAGAAGCCATACAGAAGAAATCAAACTCTGATGATGTTAATGACTATGCGTTGCAGATGATGATAGAAAAATCATTAGATAAAGATGGTGCAAGATTATTCCAAGATGGAGATAAGGCTTCATTAAGAAGAGAAGTTGAAGCATCTATTCTTGAACAAATACAGTTGGCGATGATTAATGCTGGTGCTGACAAGGGGGTTGAAGAGGCTAAAGCCGATTTAAAAAGCTAATAACGATTGGAAATTTATATTTTCATTAGCAAAGATGTTACATAAGACTGTAGCTGAATTATGTGATACTTTGACTATTGAGGAAATGATAAGTTGGGCTGCTTTTGCTGAGTTGGAGAATGAAGAATATGAAAAACAACGAGAACAAGCACAACGAAGTAATGCTTTAAGAGGTAAAAGAAGGTAAGATAGAAGAAATCTTTTAATTTAAATAGCAAGTGGCTAGTTATACAGTTGATATTTTAGTTGCTCTTAAAGGTGCTCAGAAATTAACTGCTTTTAACAAACAACTAAAAGAAACAGAAGAAATTAGCAAAGTAGTAAATAAAAATACACAATTATTAGCTAAAAATAATGAATTAGTTATTAGAAGTTTTAACAATTTAAATAAAGCCTTAAGAGATGCAACAGCAAATTTTAATGAAGCTGCGTCAGGAACTTCAATACAAAAAAAAGCTGCTAGAGAATTAATTTTAGCAGAAAAGGATTTAAATAAAGAATTAAAAGAACGTGAAAGACTTTTACAAAGTATTACTCTTACGGGTCAACGATCTTCATTAATGCCTGGAAGGAGTAGAACTTTGCTTGGTCAAAGTGTAACCCCAAAAGGAGGTGCTTCTGGTAGGTCAAGGCAAATACTTAGAGAAGAGCAAGAGCTTCAAGAAGCTTTAGCAAGAATGAACCAAAGGGATATGAAATTAAGAGGTCAAAGTTCACCAATTAGACCTGCTTCATCTATTGCAGAAGATGGCACTGGTTCTTTATTAGGACAAAGTGTAAATATTGAAAAGTCATTAAGAGAAAGAATGGCTATACAGGATAAATTATTCCAAATGGAGATTGGTCAGACACAAGCAGCAAAAGAAAGAACAAAACAACTTAATAAACAGAATGTTGAATTAAGAAGAATGAAAGTAGCAAATAGAGAAGCATTATTTACTCAACATTCAGCACCAATAGGACCAGGACAAGCATCTCCAATTATGCAAGGTCCACAAGTCTCTATGGAAGTTCAAGAGTCAATCATGGAATCTCAAAGAAGAATGAGAAGGAATAATAGATTATTAAGGGTAAGAAGAGGAAGAGATTTACAAAATAGAAATTCTCAAGCCAGATCAAATGCAATAATTGGTGGTGCATTTCCTCTATTATTTGGACAGGGTTTAGGTGCGTCAGCTTTTGGTGCTGCTGGAGGTTTCGCTGGCGGTAAAAAAGGTGGACAATTTGGCTTTGCTTTCTCTTTATTAGGCACAGTTGTAGGTGCTCAATTTGATAAATTAGCTCAATCAGCTAGACAGTTAGGAGAAGCATTAAGAAATCCAATAAAAAATATGGATATGCTTGTCACTAAAATGGGTCAAGCCAATACACCTTTTGGAGATACAGTTGAAACTTTAAAAAGTTTAGGATTAGAAGCAGTAGCAGCAGATCAAGTATTAGATAATTTTAATAAAACATTTGGAACTAATAAAACATCATTAGCTCAATTAGGAGAAGAATCTATAAGATTTACAAATGAATTAGCAAAACTAGGAACATCAATAACTTTACTTGTAGCTGGTCCTTTAACAAAATTCTTAGAAATAGTAAATGATACTTTAGGTACTACAACTATAAAAGGTATTAGAAGAGAATCTGATTTAGAAGCATTTAATTTAGGTATGAAGAAATTTGCACCTAATACTCCCAAAGCATTAGCTAATTTGGGAGCTAAACAAAATTTCTTTGGCAAAACAGTTGATGGTCAAACTTTTGATGAATTTAGAAAAGGAATAGCACCAGGAATTTTTAATAGAAGAATGAATGAAGCAGGATTAGGTGGACAAGCAGGAACAACTAATAATGCAGATGTAAACTTACAAAGAATAATTAAAGAAAGAAGAGACTTTGAATTATCTACGATGAAGAGTCAACTTATGATAGAAAAAGAGAGTCTCACAATGAGAAGTGAAGATTTAGATGTGTTAAAGAAAAGAATGGATCTTATAAAAATAGTAGACAAGATCAAAGTTAAAGAGCTAGTAAATACAAAGATTATGACCGCAGAGCAGCAAAGAGCACATCAGTTTGAAATAGATAAGTTAGATGTTCAAAGACAAATTAGTGAAGAGTTATTGAGACAATCTATTATTATGTCTGATCCTATGAAAGCAGCATTAATAGATTTAAATAAAGAGATGGCTAAGTTTAATGATTTAAGATTTCAAGCGGTAGAGTTTGCCAAAGCATTTGGAGGTGCATTTGAAGAATCATTTAAAGGAATAGTAAAAGGAACAATGAGTGTTCAAGATGCCTTTAGAAATATGTTTATGCGTATAGCAGATCATTTTTTGGATATGGCTGCAAAAATGGTTGCAAATCAGTTTCAACAAGGTTTGTTAGGGATGTTTGGAAGTCTATTTGGTGGTTTAGGTAATAATATAATGGGTGGTCCTAATGGTGGCTTTTTTGATCCAATAACAGGTAAAGGTGTAGCTGGACCTAATTTTGGATTAGCAGATGGAGGTACAGCCAGAAGAGGTAGTACTTTTCTTGTTGGAGAAAGAGGACCAGAATTATTTACTCCAGGAGTTACAGGTACAGTTACACCTAATGAAATGCTTGGGGGAGGTTCTACAAGCATAGTCGTAAATGTAGATGCTTCTGGTTCTTCTGTTGAAGGTGATAAACAAGGTGGTAGAGAACTTGGTCTTGTATTGTCAGCAGCGATAGAATCTGAATTAATTAAACAAAAACGTCCTGGAGGTTTACTTGCATAATGGCTACATTTCCCTCGATCACCCCAACCTACGGACAGCAGAAAAGATCTGCACCAAATACTAGAACAGTACGTTTTGCAGATGGGTTTGAACACAGAATATTATTCGGACTCGCTGCACATCAAAATCCCAAGATATTCAATTTTACCTTTAATGTTTCGGAAACAGAAGCAGACGTTATAGAAGGATTTTTAGACAGTAGAGCTAATGATAGTGCCAGTTTTGATTTCACTCCACCAGGAGAAGGCTTTACAAAAACAGGAACTTATTCTCAGTCAGGTACTACAGTTACAATCACGATTACAAATCATGGTGTTGCAGTGGGAGATGAACTGACAGTAGATTATACTTCTGGTTCTGCTACTGATGGTACGTTTATTGTTGCCTCTGTTGCAGATTCAAATACTTTTACAGTAACGGCTGCTGCCAGTGCCACTAATAGT